GCGCGTGGAATGCTGCAAGGTGATGCGGCTTATTGATGGCGAACCGGTCACCGAATTCCACGACCCGCTGACAACCGACGAATTCCACAAAATGTGTGGCAGATGGGCCGAGAGTGTTGACCCATCATTTACCTACAAATGAAGCCATATTACCAGGACCAAGCCGTGACCATTTATCACGGCGACTGTCGGCAAATTGTGCCGCAACTTGGCAACTTTGATTTGCTGCTGACCGACCCGCCTTATGGAATATTCAAAAAATCCAATGATGGCATAATGTTTGGAAACAAGACGATTTATTCAGAAGATAAAAAAGCAACACAATGGGATGTAAAGCCTACCAGGGAAGATTTGGATATCGTTAAAAATCCTTGCAAATTATTTGTGATTTGGGGCGGCAATTATTTTGCAGATAGTTTGGGAGCTTGCCCAGGGATTTTAGTTTGGAACAAAAAGACAGGCAACAACAGTTATGCTGATGGTGAGGCAGCATTTTCAAACGTAAGCGGAACCATGCGAATTTTTACACACCAATGGTGTGGGGCATTTAAAGATTCCGAAAGAGGCCAAAAGGCTATGCACCCAACACAAAAACCGCTTGAGGTCATAAAATGGTGCATCAACTTGGCTGGCGATGTGCAAACCATTCTTGACCCATTTGCCGGCAGCGGAACCACTGGACGCGCTGCCAAGGACTTGGGCAAGCATGCCGTTCTTATCGAGATGGATGAACATTACTGCGAGATTGCCGCTCAACGCATGGCGCAAGAAGTTTTATTGTGATAGTTGAGCCGCACACATTTGACCCAGAGCCCGAGCAAGAGCCCGACTGTGCTGTTGCGTGCGCGGATGCGTTGATTGCCATTGTGGAATACTTGGGGCAATTAGACCGGCGCCCAAATTCTCAGCGCGTGCGCGTGGCAGCGCTGCAAGTGGTCGTTGGTCGAATGACGGTTGAAGTGGCGGCGCATCAATACAAAGTCCATAGGACAACCATTTACCGGCACGTCAAGCAACTGGGCGACCAGCTTGGCTTGCAATACATACGCGGCGAGCTTAGGGCAACCACCCCCCCCACTAAGGAATCTCTTAACGGCTAACCAAAGGCAGGTTTCCGCGCACGAGCACGCTGTAATCGCATGACCACCACATCAAACCGCACAAACGCAAAGACTTCCAAAAGCCAAAAGCTTTTAGGCATCAATGACGTCGCCCAAAAGCTGGACATGACCTATCACGAAGCGCGCAACTTTCTGGTGCGCGTGCCGGTTGCCAAGACTGGCGAACGTGGTGCGCACCTTTACCGACTTGAAGACATCACAAAAGCACGCGAAGCCAACGCGGTTGAGGCAAGCAACGAGGCGCAACCAGGCACCAAGGAATGGCACGAGGTTGAGAAGATAAGGCGCCAAGTTGAAAAGCTAGACGTTGAGCTCGAAGGGATGCGCGGCAAGGTGTTGGACCGCGAAGATGTGCGCGCCGGCGTCATGGCTATTTGCCAAGAATTCGCCAAGCACTTGGACGAGCAAGAGGCCAAATTGCCGCCGCTGGTGGCCGGCCTGACGCCAACCGAGGCGCAGCCCATCATTGCGCAATACAACACCAAGGTGCGCGATGCCTTGAGCAAATATGCAGCGAATTATTAAAGAGTGCTGCAAGGTTGCATTTGCCGAGAAGGATGCCTCGACTATTCCAGAATGGGCGCTGGAGCATGTGCGCCTGCGCGAATCGCCCTATGGCAATCAATTTAGAGCCAGTGAGACGCCTTGGCTAATTGAACCGCTGGCAGCCTTTGCCGACCCAGGCACGGAGGAGGTGGTCTTAAATTGCGCCGCGCAGACCGGCAAAACCGTCTCGATGCAAGTGGCGACCGCCTGGGCAATAGCCAACCACCCAGGGCCAACTATGGCGGTGATGCAAGACGAGGATGCTGCGAAGGATTACAGCAAGGAAAGGCTGATGCCCATGCTCGAATCATGCGCACCCATTCGCGAGCAATTCCCGCGCGACCGGCATCGCAAAACTAACACCGAGTTATTTTTGACGACTTGCACGTTGAAGCTTGGCGCCGCTAACAACAACTTTTTGCGGTCTTGGTCTATCCGCTGGCTATTTGGCGACGAGGTAAGCGCCTGGCGCCCTGGTATGCTGGCGCGGGCACGCGCAAGGACAACACGCTATTGGAACCGCAAACACTGGTTGTCCAGCACGCCCGAGGAAGAAGGCAGCGATTTTGATGCGGCATTTCAAGCGGGCACGTGCGAGCATTGGCACCTGCAATGCCAAGGGTGCAACGAGCTCTTTACGCCGGCATTTTATGAAGTGGTGCGCTGGGATGCTAACGAAACCACCAAACCAAATGGCGTTTGGGATTATGAAGAGGTCGCCAAGACGGTCCGCATGGTTTGCCCCCATTGCGACCATGCCCACAAAAACACCGAGGCCAACTGGCGCGCCATGAGTCGCGGCGGCTACAAAGCCAGCAACGCCAACCCAACGCCAAGGGTGCGCTCGTTTAGTTTTTCGCAATTGGTTTTGCCGCCTTCAGTCATGCCATGGGCCGATTTGGTGGTTGATTTCTTGCGCGCCAAACAGCACGCCGCCGCCGGCTATATTCAGCCGCTGCGCGAATTTGTGACCTTGCGCCTTGCCGAGCCATGGAAAGCCACCAACCACGTCGACATTGAAAAGGTGGTCGTTAAAGATTATGAGCCAGGCGCCGAATGGGAAGACGAAGCAACGCGCTTTTTGACGGTAGACGTGCAAGCATACTTGGAGGAATTCTGGGCGGTTTGCCGGTCATGGAGCAAAACAGGCGCCAGCCGATTGCTTACCTTTCGCCGCCTTACCTCATTTGAGGACATCGAAAACATGCGCAAGGAATTCAATGTTGCGCCACAACGCACTTTTTTGGATGTGGGTTATCAGCGCGCCAGAGTGTTGGCTGAGTGTGGCCGGTATGGCTGGATGGGGATGCGTGGTGAAGATGTCATAGATTACGCGCACAACATCAATGGGCACACCGTGCGCCGCATGTTTAGCAAGCCCACGCGCGTGAGCGCTACAGGGCGCACAGCGCCGCCGGTATTTAGATGGTCCAACCCTACGACCAAAGATGTTTTGCAACTGCTTAAAAGCGGCAAGAGCCACCCTTGGGAAGTGTGCGACCTGGGCGACTTGGCCGACGAATATGCAAAACAAATCGACAGCGAACGCAAAAGGGAAGTGCTAGACAAGCACGGTCGCACCACATTGCGCTGGATTTCTTTCCGCGCAAATCACGCTTGGGATTGCGAATTGATGCAGGTAGTTGCCGCCTCAATTGCAAAGCTTTTCTCCACCGCTGACTAAGTTTTGCGACAAATTGCCACCTATTTATAGATGGCAAGCGACATCAGCGGATTTCTCCGGCTTCAATCAGATTCATGGCTTACGACCCTCCAGCAGAGGGTTGCGGATGCTATATTGTCTGGGTCCGTTTCAGTCAGCTTTTCCAACGCTAGCCAGAGCGGCACCCGTGAACTCGTGATGCCAACCGACGAACTGGCCGCGCAACTTACCCCAATTTTAATTGAAAAAGGCATTGTGAGCGGCACCAAGCCGGCGCGCATGACTTTTGCACGTTTTTCCAGATGAGCGACCTTGTTGACCATAACGGGCGCCCCATCGCCTTTGATGCAGCGCCCAAAAAGCGCGCCAGCATTACCAGCCATTATCGCGGCACCGAGTCCAACCGTTTCCGCACTAGCCTGCCTTACATTGTCAGCGATATTTCCAACACCTTAAACCGAGGCGCCAGGCGCCGGTTGATGGGTTTTGCACGCTGGCTCTACACCAACAACGGCATGGTGCGCGGCGCGGTCAACGATGTTAGCCGTTACGCGCTTGGCCCTGGATTAAAGCCACAAAGCCAAGCCGGCGATGTTTCTAAGGATTATGAGAGCTATTTTGCCGAATGGAGCAAAGTTTGCAGCGTTGACGGTCAATTTACCTTTGGCCAAATGCAGCGCCTTGCGTCCATCCGCATGGACGTGGACGGCGACATTGGTTTTTTAATGGTTGGCCGGCAAGATGCGTTTCCCCAGCTGCAACTTGTAGAATCTCACAACATTCTAAGCGAGGGTGCCCAATATTACGGCGAAGGCCATGACGGCGTGAAAGTGTCGCCCGCAGGCCGGCCCACTGCTTACACGGTTAAAGATGGCGATGATTACCGCTCGATAAGCGCAAACAATTTCATTTTGGTCTATGACCCCGACCGCGTGGCGCAGTTGCGCGGAGTGTCAGCGCTTACCCACGCCATTGACCACATTCGAGATGCTGTTGACATCCTCGAATATGAGAAAGTGGCCGTAAAAATGAATAGCGCTGTGGGTCTCGCAATCACCCAGCAGGCTGGCGTTGCTGATGATGGAACCAGTTTAATCGAAGACGGTTATGCCGCCGCCGACACAGGAACAGTGCCTTGGGACACATTTCAGCCCGGCATGGTGCCCCGGCTTAAGGTTGGCGAATCCATCGAAAGTTTTGCCAGCAATAAGCCCTCGCCGGCATTTACTGGATTCCTCGAATACTTGATTCGCGATGTCGCTCTTGGTCTTGGCGTGCCATACGAATTCGTCGTCGAACCCAGCAAACAAGGAACCGCAAGCCGGTTCATTTTAGAAAAAGCGGCCCGCCGATTCGAGGAGCGCCAAGACCTTTTAATCTCACGCTTTTGCAATCGCGTTTGGGGCTGGGTAATTGCGCGCGGCATTAAGCGCGGCGACTTGCCGCCAAGCGACAACTGGTGGCGTGTGAACTGGCAGGCACCCAAAAAAATCACGGTGGACCTTGGGCGCGAAGCTAGAGCCAACCAAGACGCCATAAAGATGGGCCTTCGCACCATGCGCGAGGATGCCGGCGAACGCGGGCACGATTGGCAGGACATGCGCGACCAAGTTGAACGCGAAGCCAGCGACCTGTTAGAGCGCGCCAAGCGCTTGGCCGACGACTACAGCGTGAGCATGGAAACCGCCTTGCACCTTTTAAGCCAACGCACACCAAACCCAGTTTTTAATAATGAAAGCGAAATTGACGCATAAGTTGGCCAACGAGCCATGGGCCATTCGCCCAGAATACCACTCCACGCTCGTGGAGGCCGCGCGTGCGTATCACTACGAGGAAGACGAAGACGGCGGCCCTTATGAGCCACCCACGCCGGAGGAAGTCGACGGCATTGCCATCATCCACATTCATGGCCCCCTGGGCAAAATGCTAACCGATTGGGAATTGATGTTCGGAATGACCGATTACGACGACATTGCCACCCAATTGGCCGAGGCAGATGCCAACCCAAACGTGACCGCCATTTTGCTGCATATCGACTCACCTGGCGGCACCATCACCGGCTTGCCCGAGCTTGCAGCCAAGATGCGCGCCGTTGAAAAGCCGCTTGTAGCTTACACCGAAGGCACTGCCGCAAGCGCGGCCTATTGGATAGCCAGCCAAGCCGACAATGTGCTTTTGAGCCAAAGCGCCGAGGTTGGCAGCGTGGGCGTTTATATCGCCTTGCTTGACCAAAGCGAATATTTGCGCAACCAGGGCCTGCGCGTCAACGCCATCGCCGCCGGTGAAAACAAGCTTGATTATGCGGATTTTAAGCCATTGAGCGACGAAGCGCGCGAGCGCCTGCAAGCAAACGTCAACAAGTGGCACGACCGCTTTAAAGACGACATCAACGTCAAGCGCACTGTGCCAGAGGCATCAACCACCGGCCAAGTATACGAGGGACTTTCTGCAGTTGAGGCGGGCCTTGCAGACGGGGTGATTGACGACCTTCAAGACGTGATTGCGCTGATGACCAACCTTTAACAATTCATAACAAAACACCATGAAAACCATCCTTGATTTAGTCAAAGCCAACGTGGAGCTCTCCAGCCTTTCCGGCAAATTGGAAGAAGCCACCGAGGCCAACAAAACCTTGCAGGCAGAAATCGAAGGCGCGGCAGCAAGCCACGCCGACGAGGTTGCCAAGCTTGGCGCACAACACGCCGAGGACATCGAAGCACTCGAGCAAAAAGTCAAATTGCTTGAGGAGACGAATTTACTTCTTGAGGAGGCACAGCAGAGCGCCGCCGACAAAGCCGTTGAAATCGCGGCAAGCGTAGGCGTTGAAGCCCCAGTTGAGGAAGCCACCGAAGAGCCGGCACCCGAGGCATCTATGGACACCTTATGGCAGCAATATAATGCCATCGAGGACCGCCAAGAGCGCCGCGCTTTCTACCTTAAAAACATCAAAGAAAGACTCTAAAAAATGGCCAACACACTTGGGGGCATTAACATTGCCCAAATTGCCGAGCAATCGCTCGATTATCTATCCACACAGTTTCATCCGCTGCGCGCTTTTGCTCGCGATTTTTCGACCGACATCAGCGGCGCCGGCGAATCTGTAACCACCCGCGTGCCTTCCAGCATGACCGCCGTGGACTTGTCCAGCGGTTACACCGCGCAGGATGTCACGTCCACCGCCGTCACCGTGACCTTGAACAAATTCAAGGGGCACAGTGCTGCTTACACCGACATGGAGGTTTCCAAGGCCGGCAACTTTGATTGGTTGTCCAGCGTATTCTTGGCGCCCGCTCTGGAGGTCACCCTTGACGCCGTAATGGACGACTTGCTTGCGCTAGTTTTAAACGCTAACTACAGCGCAAACGAGGTCATCACTGCCGCCAACTTTGACGTGGACGAAGTGGCAGATTTGGCCGCCGACCTTAGCACCTCCAAGGTGCCCAAGAGCGAGCGCGCTTTGATTCTGCCGCCTTCTTACTACGCCAGCATTCAAAAAGATGCTATCGTGCAAGACGCTTCTAGCTACGGCACCCCAGCCGGCGTGCAAGAAAATGCTGCGCAGCGCGTGCATGGTTTTAACCTCTACGAATACACCGGCATTCCAACCAACAGCGAAAACCTTGCAGCCATTGCGCTGCATCCTTCCGCCCTGTGTTTGGCTGCCCGCCAGCCTGCCGCACCTACCGACGGAAGCGTTGATGTTGCGGACATCCAAGACCCCACCACCGGCCTGCCTATCCAGTTGCGAACCTGGTATGACAACACCGCCGGCAAGCATTACTTGTCCATGGGTGTGCTTTACGGTGTTGCCGTTGGAAACGGTGCCGCATTGAAGCGCATCAAATCTGCTTAATAATATGGCAAACACTATCCAGGGAGTTCACCTTGAGGCTGTCAGTGAGCAAATGCTTGATTTGCTTTCTGATAACTTCTTTGCGTTCTCTCTGGTTAGTCGCAACTTCTCAACCGAAGTCAGGGAGCGCGGCGACCGCACAGTGACCCGCGTTCCCTCTTCGGTCACAGTTAAAGATTTGTCTGCTGGCTACAGCGCCAGTGATGTGACAAGCACAGCAATCGAAATTGCCTTATCTAGCTTTAAAGGCTTTTCGATGTCATTTACCGACTTTGAGATTTCAAAACTTAAAAGCCCGACCATTTTAGAGCGCACCTTTTTGCGCCCTGCAATAGATGCCACCGCGCGCGCTGTCTCTGATGATTTGCTTGGCCTTATTACGCCCGCCGCTTTCAGCGCCTCCCAAGTCAGGACTGCCGCCAATTTCGACAGTGATGACCTGGCAGACGCCGCCAGCACATTGACCACCAATGGGTGCCCACGGTCGCTGAGAACCGCGATGCTTAACCCGTCTTACACAGCAAGCCTGTCTAAAGACGGCGCCATCATTGACGCCAGTGCCTACGGCACAGCGCAACCAATCCAGGAGGGCGAGCTTTCAAGCATCCATGGATTTGGTGTTGCCGAATACCAAGACATACCGACCGGCAACAACCTGCAAGGATTTTACTGCCACCCGTCCGCGCTATGCATTGCAGCGCGCCAGGTAAGCCGCCCGACTTATGGCAATGTGGAAGTCATCGACAACATTGAGCCGCGAACGGGTTTGCCATTTCAGACAAGAAAATTTTATCGCCCAACCGAGGGCAAGTGGTATCTCACCGTTGGCATTCTCTACGGGTGCAGCGTGGGTAACCAAAACGCTTTAATTCGCATTACAGACCAATAACACCATCATGATATTTAAAACTTCATTTACCGTTGGCTTTTTGCCTGATGGCTCGCCCGAGCTCATTGCCATGGGCGACCCTGACACATGCAAAGCCGCATTCATTGCAGAGCGGGAAAACCCGTCCGGCAAGTATGCCGGCGTTAGCGTTTACCGGAAACCACCTTATTGGAAGCGCGCAGACCTACCGCTCGCGCTGCCAAAAGCCAAAGCCAAAGCCGCCAAGAAAAAGGCATCCGCCTGATTCGCCTGTTGTTTGTTCGTTAGGTCACCACACCCAACCCAGGCGCGGCGGGGCAACCTTCCCGCCTGGGTTTTTTAATTAATGGCCAACAACAGAATCATAAATACGCGCAATGGCTGGTTGTATGAAACAGCCGCGCACGATACGCCAACCACTTTCACGGCGATTGGTGAAGGCGGCACGTTTGGCGCTGGGAACGTCATTATTCGCGTCACCGCTGATAGTGCGCAATTTGACGCGCTTGCCTACACTGTGCAACGCACTAACGAAAGCGGCGATTATGAAGACGCCTACAACATAAGTTTAAACGTGCCAGATGGAAGCGGCACAACGCGCACTGATTGCTTCCATAGCGTGGCGCATAGCCACCCAACGCCGCACACCAATTTTCAAGAGCAATACATTATTGACCAGGGGCACCACCGCTCGCGCTTGCTCTATGAACAACAGGTAGAGATTGAGCGCCTGGCCGGCGGGTTGCTTGATTATCACGGCAACGTGTTGCGATGCGTTGAGAGCGGTAACACCGAGACCAAGGAGCTCGAAGAAGGCGGCATATTGGAAGGCTACGACCTGACATTGACCACCAACCGGAAGCAATGGGCCGACTTAGGTATCAAGCCGATTGTGGGCGCCACGCTGACCAAAGGCGGCAAGCGTTACAAAATCCAGCAACTGTTGACCAATGACGCAAGCTTCGAGCTTGGGTTGATGAAAAAGCAATGATTCCAGGCACTAGGACAACATTTAAAATGGATGTCAAAGATTTCAACAAAACGCTTACGCAATACAGCGTTCTTTCAAGCAAGAGTTTTGTTGAGATTGTCCACAACCGCGCGGCAAATGTGATTTACAAAACCCTTGTCCGCATACCTAAAAACGCGCCTGGTCGTATTCGTTCCGAGCTTTTGGCACCGTCGCGCATTAATGCAAGCGCGCCTCTTGGGTCAATAATCATTAATTGGAATCGTGGAGGGATGGGTAAGAAGGGGCTAAACAACGCGCCAATGCGCAAGGCAATGCGCCGAATGCTGATGTATAGAAGCAAGGGCAGCAATTACGGGCGCGAAGCTTGGTATGGTGCGCTCAGGGATTTAAAGACTTACACAATCATGAAGCGCCGGCCCCCAACGCAAAAGAAAGCGTTTAAGCTGAAAGGCAAGGCAATACCAGAACGCCGGCGCAACCCAGTGAACCCAGTTTGCACAATTGTTCACGGCAACAGCAAAAGCGCTTCCATTCCTTATCTTAAAAACGCGCTGCGCGGTGGCATACAAGCAGACAAGGCAGACATGATGGTCTACATCAGGCGAAAAATGGGCCAAGACTGGAACAAAACAAAACGATGAGCTACCGCAAACAAACAGAGGCAGCTTTTAAATCATACTTGGCCGGCCAGGTTGGCGTGCCTGTTTACGCCGGCACAAGCGACACCATCAAAGCCATGCCTTGCGTGGTGGTTGCCTATGTTGGCTCAAGCCAAAACCCGCCCAACACTGGCAACATGGACATTTCCTTAAGCGTAAGCGTTCAAAGCGAGATTGATGAGGAAGGACAACCCAATGCGCTGGAGGTGCATGATGAGCTTTTAAGCGCTGTTGAGGAATCGCTTTTTTGGAGCGAGCTGCAATCCATTAACACAGGGGCAACAGATTTTTACATTTTTGGCGTTGCCGAGCAAAGCGGTATCGAGCGCGATGTTGAAGGCACCATTTTGCGCGAAACCATCACACTTACATTTCCAGCCGCGCTGGGAGTAACAACAACTTAAAAAATAAAACATCATGGCAAAATTAATTAAAGGCCAAGCGTTCACATACGGCACCAAGAACGATGGCACATATCTCACTTTTGACGTTGGGAGCACTGGCGTTAACGTTCGAATGTATGCGACAGAAATCAGGCTCTCACTAGAAAGTGACAACAACACCGCCACCAATGGCAATGGTGAAGTCATAAGCTCGTGTTTTTATAATCACCGAAAGATTTTAAACATCACGGGGATGATTTCTGGAACAACTGACGACAACACAACAGCGCACGCCGATGCGACTTTTGGAACAGTTATCCAGGCCGGCGACAAGCTAGACATTTCGAGCACTGATTGGGCCGAAATTGATGGCGACGAATTTATTGTTCAAACAGCCGAAAAAGTTAGGTCAAACGCTAACTATGCCGAGTGGTCAATAACGGCGATTGAATACATTGGAACCGGTGTTGCAAACGAAAACGTCTCCTAATGTCTGACACTTGGGCCGCAACCGTAGCGCCTGGCCACCATTACGTGGCCGGCGTTAAGTTGCGCCCATTGACCTATGGGCACGCGCTCTTAATGGAGCGCCTTGGCTTGTTTGAAGTGCTTACACGGTTGGATTTTCATGCATTTGTCGGCATTTGTTCGCGCGATTATTTAAGCGCATCTAGGTGGCTTGGGTGGTTTTTGTCACCGATTGGGCAATGGTGGTATGCGCGCAAGCGCTTGCCAGGGCGTTACAACGATGTCATGCAGGCCGCTCTTGATTACTTGGAAGCCAACCGGCGCACACCTGAAACCATGAGCGCCGACAACAACCACGCCACCGGCGCCAAGTATGGCACGCCAGGATTGCAAATCATGCGCACTATTGCGTTGGAGCGCTTAAACTATTCGCCCGACACAATCAATGACGCGCCTTTTGGGCAATTGTATTGGGACATTTTAAGCAGCAACGAATTGAATGGCGGCAGCAAAATCATCGAGGGAGACCTTGCAAAAAGTTTGGCCGCGCTCGATGCAATGAATGAAGAAGACCGAAAGGCAAGCGCATGAATTTAAAAGCAAAGGTTGGCCTAGACACCACCGGCTTTGATGCTGGCTTGAAGCGCATGAAGGCAAAAGCCGGCACTTTTATGGCTCAACAAGCCAGAGGCATGGGAGGCGCTGCAATGGGCGGCATATCAAGGGGCGGTCTTATGGGCGGCCTCATGGGAATTCCTATTGTGGGCGGCATCATGCGCAAACTTGTGACCGGCCCAATGGATGAAGGTGCCAGGATACGCGACGAGGCTGCCAAAATGGGCGTTGCTGTTGAAACATTCCAACACCTTGATTATGCGGCGCGTCAAAGCGGCGGCAGCATTGAAGACATGGGCAAGGCGTTCAAGGCGCTTGCTGTGCGTCAACTGGATGCCAAGCAAGGCAACAAGCAATATCTTGAAGCGTTTCAACGCTACGGCATTACGCTTGATGAGTTGCAAAGCAAAAACCCCGAGCAACTTTTTGCGCGCATTGCCGAGCAAGTTGAGCGAGGCGTCAACAAGGCCAACGAATTGGCAGACGTGCAACGTCTTCTAGGGCGCAGCGGCACCGAGCTATTGCCAACCATGCAAGCCGGCCTTGGTGGCGCAGTCGCTGAATCAATGCGCATTGGTGCCCCAATGACTCGCGAGCAAGTTAAAAGCTATGCAGCGGCAAGCGATGAATTGACGCGCCTCAATCAAAAACTAAGCGCGGCAGGGTATGGCGGGATTGATGCAGTTGCCGAGGGGCTTGCCGAATTTGCAACTCAATATGCATTAGCAGCACCTGGGCGCAATTACGGCGAAGCCAGGCAACAAAGGATGGAGCAAACTTTAGCGGAAAAACAGCGGTTGCAACTTGAGGCGCTTAACGCAATTAAGGAAAACACCGCGCCACTCAATCGCCCATGAATTTCAAAGGCACAACGAATCTTCCTTCAAGCGTCCAGGTTGAGCGCAATTTTACCGAGACGAACGGGTGGGAATCGGTCTACACTTATAAGGGCCAATACGCCGACATTCTTGCCGCCTCAACTAACAGCGCTTATGTCGGCAACGCTTCGCGCGTTAACGTGCGCCAAGAAGGCGGCGGTTATGGCGTCTTGCAGGTCACCTTTTCCAGCATCGACAACACGATTGTCAACACGCCAACAACCGAGCCGGAAACTGACACATGGACCTTTGCGCCATACGAGGTGCAACGTAACGCTTGGGAAAGTCCTTACTTTTCAGTTTTAGATTTCCCAGAAGACCCAGGCCACAAGATGAAGGTGGTTGAGGGGGTTGAGGCATACCGCAACAAGGTGCGCGCAGAAATGGAAGCGCGCGCAACCAAAGCAAGCGAGAACGGGTCAGACCCAAATGATAACGCTTTTGAGTTGCGGTCTTTCATGAAGTATCAGACAAGCGAATCAATCTCGCATTATGTTGGGCCAAGCTACTCGACATTCACGTTCACAAGCGCAATTCAAGACAAATCGGTAGAGCTCGCCAATATGCTGCTTGCCGGCAAAGAGACTTATAATGAAGACAAATACACATTGCGCAACACGCGCGTCGTGCCGGCCAACACTCTTTTAAAAGCTTCGACTTATCGCAAAGGTTATCAGTGGACCACCAATCGCTTGGTTGACCTTATCCTTGCGCAAAAGACTGATGTGACAAAATACAGCATTTGCGGCGAGCTGTTGTTGGATTTTGCCGGCAGCTATTGGCTCAAAAAAGCGCCCACAATCACAGAGCTTTACAACGGCAAATTTGAAATTGCCACCGAGTTTATCAATCATGAGGCCGGCGAATTGCCAACCGAGTTTTACCCTTATCACGCATGAGATTCCGCCGGCTCAGTCAATTTAGTGTTCGCGGCATCTTGGACGCCATCAAGGCGCTACAAGAGGCGGTCGAATCGCTACAGCCGCGCAAGAGTGCCGGCACACTTATCACGCACTCGTCAAGCGGAGTAACGGTGCGCGCATCGCGCCAAAAAGCAACCGGTGGCGGCGGCACAACATCATCAAGCCAGCCATCCAGGTGGCAGTAATTGCGACAAATTGCATAACTATATAAAGGGCTCTATGTCGGCATCGACCGAATTTGGAGACACACCAACCGGCGCTAATCGTGCGCCAATCTCCTGCCCTGCCTAATTTTTAGACAACCATGGCAACAGAGAAGTTTTTTGTTTTTAACGAGGACGGCGCACTCAAGCGCCTTAAGGGGCGCATTGTGCGCTTCCTTGACAATGAAGACCCAACCGGCAGCGACAAGACTGCCATCCGCACAAGCCTGGAAGTGTCGCCAGATGCCGCCGGCTTGGTGCAAGCGGACATTGGAACCGCGCCTAATGAAATCCCATTGAACGGATTCCTTGGCCGTCAAGCATACGCCGAGACCCCAATGGTGCCAGCGCCAGCCAGCGCAACATCGCCAGGTGTGCAGGGCGAGATTGCGGCAGATGCCTCATATATTTACGTGTGCACCGCAAAAGACACTTGGAAACGCGCAGCAGTGGCAACTTGGTAATTTTAAAACGTCATGGCATACACAGATAATTTTCCCCAGCGCCCCGTCTTTATGGCTGACTTTGCCAACGGTGGCCGCATTGACCCACGGGCTACATTCAGCCGAGCCAGCACGGCCAACGTGTGGGACGGTTCCAAACACCTCAGCAGTGAGAACCTAGTTGTGCAGAGCCAAGACCTCGACACGACTTGGAATGTTTTCACTGGAACCCCAGCAGTAACTGGAGGGCAAGCCGCCCCAGATGAAACTTCAACTGGCTGGCTCATAACAGCTCAGACAGCCTCCTCTGCAATTAGTCAGGCTCAACAATCTCTGAGTTCAGTCGGCGCAAGCACGACCTACACCCTGAGCGCATACCTCAAAGCTGGGACTGCGAGCCATACATACATGACCCTCCGAGGGACTGGGTCCACGTATGGCTTTGTTGAAATCGACTGGGCAGACCCACTCAACCCACGAGTTGCCACAAGAACATTCACATCTGCAAGCGCGACTGTAACCGCAGTCGGTTCGGCTGGGTGGTATCGGGTTGCGTTGACCACAACCACAGATGCGAGTAGTTCGAGCGGGGTGGTGTATATCGGGCCATCGGATGGCACGACTCAGAATGCAAACGGTTACCCCGTCTGGAATTCTTCTGGCGAAACTGCGCTTGTGTGGGGCGTCCAACTTGAGGAGCGCAGCAGCGCAACCGCATACAACGCCACCACAACCCAAATACACCGCGAGTATGCCCCTAGCTTGGTCAGTAAAGCCAACAACGTCGGTCGCTTTGATTACTCAACTGATGGGCAATCAATGGGTACGAGCCTCGGAATTTTGATTGAGGGGTCTGCCACGAACTTGGTGACTTACTCAGAAGATTTTTCAAATGCGTTCTGGACTAAAACGCGATTGTCGGTTGACAGCAATGTCGCGACAGCACCAGACGGGACGCTGGCCGCTTCTGCGCTGCGAGTAGACGGCACGGCAGCAAACACGCATCGAATGCGATTCACTTACGCAACGGGAGGAGCAACTGCCCAGACGTTTTCGATTTTTGCAAAAGCCGGGAGCAAATCGTGGCTCGCGCTGAAATTTGATTCCAGTGGAGGAGCATTTGACTCCTCTATAGCATATTTTAATTTGGCAAGCGGAACCACTGGCACGGTCGATTCGGGCGTGACAGCTAAAATAAGCGCATGTGGTAACGGGTGGTATCGGTGTTCAATTACTCGCACTGCGTTAGCGAGTGCAACGGGGCTAATCGAGTTGTATGTGGGCGAGGCAGATAATGACTATATTTTTGACGGAAATTCATACGACTACATCCTAGCGTGGGGAGCGCAAGTTGAGGCTAACGCCAGCCACCCGTCATCGCTAATTTCGACTTCTGGGGCCTCCGCAACGAGAGCCGCAGAGTCGTTATCTATGACTGACTCCAGCCTGTTCGATAACGGGGGTGGCACGTTGTATGCCGAGGCAAGTCACAATGTGCTGGATGAATACAACGGGGTTTTTGCGGTCAGTGATGGGACTGGCGCAAATACCATCGAGATTTTGAACGACACCAGCAGATTCAGAGGTCAGGTTGTCAATGCAAATTCTACCAACGCAATTTTTATGGACGGCACAATTACTGCCGGACAATTCAATAAACATGCGCTGACTTTCAGCAGCTCTGAGGCGAGCTACTACGTCAATGGGTCGCAAATCGGCACAACTGATTCATCCGTTGTTGTTCCCGCTGTCTCAGAAATCGATATAGGTGACGTGGCTTGGGGTAGGCCGCTCAACGGCCACATCCGCAAAGTCGCGCTGTATTCCGAGCCGATTTCCGAGACAGCCGCCGCTGCCCTCACGTCCTGATTCTAACAACTGACACTCAATCA